GCTAATAAGTATTTTGATAAATTAATTGATGATAAAAATAAAATGAGACAAATATTTCTATCTAAAAAGAATCAAGCAGAATTAGTGGGCAGATTATTCTTAGATGAAGAAATTATTGATGCATCACAAGTTTCTGTTATTAAAGCAGAAATGAAAGATCCATCATATCATTATTCAGCAGATCTTAATAATGCATGGACATTTTATAATCATGTTACACATTCTTTTAAGAAATCTCACCCAAGAACATGGATGAGTGATCAAGTTAAGTTTCATGAATTTATGACTGCAGAATTATTAAGTCAAGTTGGTTTACATAAAAGAGATACAACTTGGAATACAGATGGTACTTATACACTACCTGATTCTGTAAATGCTGCTGGAGTATTTAGTCGTGCTATTAAAGGATCTGATTTTGATGCTGATATGGAGGCTCAAGATTATGATACATTTGAAGAATTCAAAATATGAAAATAACTAGAGATATTAGAAAAAGTCTGAAGATTAGACCTTCGGGTAGATCTACAGACTTTATATCTCCTAGTTTTGGCTGGGGATGTTTATATAATTGTTCATATTGTTATATGAAAAGGCATAAGCCTGAAGGATTATCTATAGCTAAAAACACAAATCAGATTTTAACAGAAATAAACAATCACTCTTTATTTGCTCCATTAGAAGTGGAGAAACCAAATCAAACACATCATAAATATATTACATATGATATTAGTTGTAATGAAGATTTTGCTCTTCATGCTAAACATCATGAATGGAAAAGAATATTTGATTTCTTTAAACATCATGATAAAATAATGGCAAGTTTTGCAACTAAATATGTTAATAATGATTTACTTAAATACAATCCAGAAAAAAAAGTTAGAATAAGATTCAGTATGATTCCTGAAGTAAAACGTAAACTTCATGAACCAAATACATCAACAATACAAGAAAGAGTAGAAGCAATAAATAAATTTAAAGATGCAGGTTATGAAGTACATTTAAACTTTAGTCCTATAATTGTATATGATGGATGGTTAGATGATTATGAAGAGTTATTTGCTCTAATAAATAACCATGTTATTGATACAGATAATGTATTAGCAGAATGTATATTTTTAACACATAATGTAACTAAACATTATGACAATCTTTTAGCAGGTTATACTGAACAAGAAAAAGACCTTTGGAAACCAGATATGCAAGAAGATAAAATATCACAATATGGAAGTGAAAATTTAAGATATCATCATACAATAAAAAAACAATTAATAGATGCATTTGTAAAAGAACATGATAATGTAATACCTTGGAATAAAATTAGATATATATTTTAAATTATGAGTAAACTTTTAAATTTTTTATTATCTTGCATAAAGATAACAAGTGGATCAATCTTATTATTGATCATTATAGAGTTTTGGCTTGTAGCATTTATGCTTACAGCAATAGTAGATTTCATTACTTACATTGAAAAATCATTAACGAGATTAATGAAAAAATGTTTTGGTGAAAAACTTTAATTTTAATTATTTTATTTATGAATCTAGAAAATTTTATTTCTACAGAGGAACCAACTGTTCCTAATAATGTGAATGAGGATGGCATGCCATATGTTGATCCTGAAGTTTTAAGACAAGCTGAGAAATTAGCATGACTTATGACAAATTCATGGAACTTCTAGAAGAGAGGTTCAATAAAACTAGAGAAACTTACTCCACAAAAATGATAGAATATGCTAATGTAAATGATGTATTTGAATCATTTAAAAAAGGTGTAGGTTTTTCTTTTCATGATACACCAGAAGGTGTAGCATGGGAATATGCTTGTAAACATTTTGAATGTATTAAAACCATTATAAGCAAATGTCCCGGTGAAGTCCCAACAGATGAACTGTTAGAAGAAAAAATAGGAGATGCCATAAACTATCTTATAATTCTTGAGGGATTGATCAAAGAGAGAGGAGACTCTTAAAAACTCCTTATTAAAACCAAAAAAAGGGAGTTGTAATAACTCCCTTTTTGTTTTATGCACCTATAGCTCAACTGGATAGAGCAACAGCCTTCTAAGCTGTAGGTTGTAGGTTCAAATCCTACTAGGTGTACTATCTACCTTGTCCTCTATAAGGTTTCTTATATGCATTCTGAGATCTACTAGCATTTTTAGAGTGCACGCCCTTTCTTTTTTTGCTATTAGATCCCCTAAATACAAATGATCCTAACTTTGCCATTATCTTAAATCTCCTTGTCTAAGAAACTTTCCTGGTACAATATGCCCGCCATGTTTTGCCTTTCTTTTTCTTTCTTTATCATTTATTATACCTATTGAAGCACCAGTACCAAAAGCAGCTGCATCTTTAGTAATAAACTTATTACGTGTTTTGAAAAGTTTCTGTAATTTTGGATCCATACCTATAGCTGTATTGGCTTTATTCCATTTAGCGGCATCCATAAAAGCTTTAGCATCTTTTGGATTGCTGGTCCACCTGGTCCAGCTGTTATTTCTGCTTGTGCTTTTTCTAATACCTTTAGGTACAAGTTTACCAGCTTTACCTTTCTTCTTAGAGAAAAATTTCTTAATAGCTTTACCAGCTTTATCTATAAATCCTCTTGCCATAATTTATCTTTTAGGACCTCTTCTTAAGAATTTACCAGGAACAACATGACCTTCACCACCATACTTATATCTCTTTGTACCACCATATCTTTTTCCTGCTCTTTTATCAATCATCATTTGATTATATTGAGCATCAGTCATTTGAGTTTGTGGAACACCTCTCCAATTAGTATCAGGTGAAGTTGTAGAAGAAGAAGAAGAACTTGTATTCTTTTTATTCTTATTTCTATCTGTATAATTGATATTAGTACTTTGATTTGGATTCACACTATGTCTTTCACCAGTCTCAGTCTTTAAAAAATCAGGTCTCCTTTGATTAATAGCTTCATTATAAGTCATATCAGGAGTTTCTTGCCAACCAAATGCATCTTGATCACCAGTAATATAAAATCTATCAGCATCACCAAGATAGTCATATATACCAGCTCCAGTATCATATATACCAGTTCCAATATCTTTAATTCCTCCTACTACTGGATTAATTATTTTATCATCTAACCAATTACCTACATCTCCTAAAAATGCTTTTTTTAAGGGTGCGCCAGTACCTCTACTAGCTTTTTTTAAACTTCCGCCCCTTTTATATACTCTATTTTTAGGAGCTGCTTTTTTTCTACGTGCCATAATTAAATTATTTTTAATATTAATATTTATTATCTAATCCAATTTCCATTTACTTTTCTAAGTGAACTTCCACCAGATCTCATTCCGGGAATTCTTAACTGTTTCCCAGTTACAGTTTTTCTTTTTACAGGAGGTTTGACTATCTTCTTAGGTGTTTCAATCCCCCATCCTTTTAGTGGTAGCAAATTCTTTCTAGCATAATCTTGAAAGTTTGCATCTAAACTTCCTAAAAAAGGATAACCTCTTTCAGGTCTATTAAGCCTTGTTTCAATCTTTCTAGGTTTTCTACGGCTTAAAGTTTTAGCTAACCAACCTATAGCTTTTTTATAAGCACTCATTATCTAACCCATTTACCATTAACCCATCTAAGTCCTCCTCCACCTCTCATTCCAGGAGCTCTTCTTACAGATCCTCCATCTCTTTCTATATTTTTAATTTTATTTGTAGGGTAATAATCATCATATTTAGGTTTTATTATTTCAGGAGTATTAACCTTATCTCTACCCCATAATCCTAATTGTTTTCCAGCATAATGAGTTCCAAGACCATACAATGCAGATGTTCCAGGATTTTTTCTAACAAACTTAATTGCACTACCAATAGTTTGACCAGCACCTCTAATTGTTCTTTTACCTGCAAATGGATTTATATTTCTGTCAAGTACTGATTTTTTACCAGTAGATTTACCAGTAGATTTACCAGTAGATTTACCAGTTGTCTTGCCTGTAGTTTTACCTGTTTTACCTGTTTTACCAAAGTTTTTTATATATGCAGCATATCCTTTAGTACTTCCTTTTGTTCCGTAAGGACTTTTACGTTTACTTCCTTGTGCTGTACCTTTTTGTTTAAATTGTTTTTTAGTTAAAGGCTTTTTAACTCTAACTCTTGGAGTTTCTCCTTCATATTTAGGTGTTACTTTCTTTTTAGGTTTAGGAGTTACCGTTTTTTTAGATCCTTCTTGAGCAGTTTTCTTTATATAATCACCAACCTTTTTTATAGGTTTAACTTTACCAATTTGTTTACCAAGACCTTTACCAAAATTAATTATATTTTTAAACGCACTTGTTGCCATAATTATTTCTTTTTCTTATTGAACTTCTCAACGGATCTACCACCGAAATAAGCTCCTATAACTGTTATTAAAACCAATTGTAGAAGATCTGTCCACTTTTCTTCTACTTCAAATTTAATTGTACCAGCATCAATAAAAATCAATAACATAGTACATACTATTAAAAAAATAAGAACCATAGGTCTTACATTTTTACTTAACCAACTATCAGAGTTCATGTCTGCCGTCCAACGGTCAGTTATATTTTTTTCCATCTGAGCTTCATGACTCAAGATGAGTTCTTTAAGCTTTCTTTTTGCATCAAGCTTTTCTTCATCTGTTGTTACTAGGTTGTCTATTACACCACCTACTGATTCTACCAGGTTGCTTCCTGCACCTGAAAAAATCTTTCCTAGTATTCCCATACTTTAAGTTTTAGTTACCTTCCGTGATACATTCCCGGAACTTTTCTTCCTCTACTATATACAGAACCACCTCTTGCATAACCTTTTTCTTTCATCATTGCTCTATATTGTGCATCTGTCATCTGAGATTGAGGTAAATATCCTCTTTCTTGAGCTTGAACTGCTTTTGCTTGTTTTAAAGCAGCAAGTTTTTCAGCTCTTCTTCTTTTTAAATCTCTAATAGCAGAGTAAGTTCCGTATCCAGCAAGTCCAGGTATAGCTAATCTAGAAAGGCCTCTTGCGCCCATCATAGCTCCTCTACCTAGTGCTCCTAATATTGGCATTATCATAATTTATTCTCTTTTTAGGGTGTCTAATATAATAATAGTATCAACACCGTTAGTTAATCTAATTGTATCCACTTTTGCTGGTTCTTCATGGCAGTCTGGTACAACTGGATTAGGATTGTACTTTGCTGGGTTAAATAAACCACAGCCTGCTATTAATAATATACAAAAAAATATTCTCATATCATAATTTTTATAATATTCCATTAGGGCCCACAGCACCACCACACATCATACCTCCGCCACATTGTTTCTTATTCATTTTTCTAAAAGTCTTAGCCAAGTTATATCTTTTAGATCCTGGGGGACATGTTGGTCCACCAAATTTAGATCCCGTACAGACACCTTCAGTACCTCTACGTTTTATACTAGCTGTTGCTTTCTGTATCCATCCTCCTTTTTTCATCTTAGCACTATAACCACTACCTGGACCGGAAACACCATAAGTATGAGTAGATGCATCAACTTTATCACGTGTTTCTTTTCCATGAGTTCTTTCAATATCATCTAACCCTGGACCAAAAACAGCATTATGTGTTTTAGAATAATGTTTTAAATAAGGTTTTAAAACCTGTGATGCTATTAATGCTGTTACTCCTATTGGCATAATATTTATCTTATCATTC